CGTGGGTGGGTGTCGGATAGAGTTTTACGTGTGTAAACCACCAAAAATCACACGGACCATGTAGAAGACTCTACAGAGCAACATCAACGCAAACTATGGACTCGAATGCTGTGTCCCACAACGCACGCGGTAATCTCGGCGCAAGCGTTATCGGATCATCTCTCCCCCGGTTACCCCGTCCACGATTAACGCGCTTGTATCCTAGGATACCATCGCAAACGGACACGTAACATTCCACCAACTCCTGTTCACTAACCCCATATACCTTTCGTAAAAAGGAGTGTAACATGTCGGGGTCGATTGTCTTCGCCTCACTCGTCATAGTTTTAAGCTCCTCTGCAGTGTACTTGTACGCCATCGCCTGATTCCTCATTTCCATGTAAGGCGTTGGTGACATCTGTTCGGCTGTGTCAAGCAGGAGAGTCCGAAGACTGGCTATGTGGCGATGCTCATAAGCGGCGGATAGTAACTTACCGCTCATGTAATCATCATCGCTAACCGCCCGGTTATAGTTACACCGGACAGGCAGCTTGCTCACCACACGCCCAAAAGAAGGAACGGGGTACGTTCTATTGACGCTTGGTACGAATCGTTTCCTGAGGAAAGTTGCCTCTTCTCTGGACTGCACGACCTTAACTTCTGCTTTCATACCAACGCTCTCCGCCACGGTGTCGAACCCTTCTTGAACCCGGTCTCGACTCTGCTCCGTGTACGTTAAATTATCGTCCCCGTAAACCAAAGTGGTACTTCGTGTTATCCCAGCGTGCTGCAAAGCCCCAAGTGATACGCATGCATTTACGTAACCATTGCCAGTCGTGGTTGTAACCTCGCCTGACCATCTTTGCCCCACCACTTTTCCTTTAACACCGTAACGTGTGAATATCCTAACACTAGTGTTAGCAGCAAACTCACGAACGAACCACTTTGGTGCGCCTAGTTTCATGTAAAACATGGCTTCCCATTTCCTGACACCAGCCGGTTGGCTACCATCATTATTCTTGAAATCGTTTTCATACGCTTCACCGGGGGTATGGTGTACTATGTCTGCTATCTCGTCAGCTGTCATGCCTACGCAGTAAATGACTTCATTACCCTTATTCTTTGGGTTACTGCGATTCAGCTCTTCAGCTACACGACGAGACAAATAATACACGATGGAGCCCATTACAAGATTGTACATGTCGCCGCCTTGATAGACGACCCGTGGCTGAGCACCATCGTGTTTGAGTAAAGCCTCAGATTTAGCAAAGACTACTTTGTCCGTGTAACCGGGCAATGTGAAGTCCTGCGAATCCAACAAAGCACCCAACCTCTCCCGCTTTTCACCGCACATCTCTGACAGATATGCGTCTATCGCGTCCTTGTCAAGCCTAATCTCGTCCCTCTCGTGCAACTTAGCCATGAGCTGCCTGTGCCCGTCTAAAAACAGG